TTGGAACATATACAAACCCTGCTAAAAAAGGTGGATGATGAGTCTAATAGTACCAGAATACGTTCTAGCACAGAGGAACGCTAAGAAAAAAGCCGAAGAAGAAGCAAAAAAACTAAAATTAATTGAAAGAATACCACAACCAACAGGTTGGCGAATATTAGTTATGCCATATATGGGTAAAGAAAAAACTGAAGGTGGTATTTACGTCCCAGATCCAGTAAGAGAAAAAGAAGCTAGAGCCACTGTGACGGCTTATGTAGCTAAAGTAGGACCTCTTGCTTACAAAGACATAGATAAATTTGGAGAAAATGGAGCTTGGTGTAAAGAAGGTGACTGGGTTTGTATTGGTCGCTACGCAGGTTCACGATTTCAAATAGAAGGTGGAGAAGTCAGAATTATCAATGATGACGAAGTTATAGCAACAATCGTTGATCCTGATGACATAAAATCTTACGGAGCATAAAGACAATAGGGGTGGAGAAATGAAAGTAACCATTGTCGATCCTGACGACATCAAAAACATACGGAGTGAAGTATGCAAGAAGATGTTAAAGTCGAAGAAGTCGAAGAAGAAGAAGGACAAGAAATTGAAGTAGAGGAAAAATCAGATGAACAAAAAGAAAATATTGTCGTTGATTCCAAAGCTCCAACCGAAGAGAAAAAACAAGAAGCTTCAGATGCTGATGACTTGTCTGAATATTCGGAATCTGTCAAGAAACGTATTAGCAAACTTACGTCTAAATTCAGAGAAGAAGAAAGACAAAGACAAGCAGCAGTCGAATACGCTGAAGCAGTAAAAAAACAAAATGAAGAATTAAAATCAAAACTAGATAAACTAGATACTACTTATGTTGGTGAGTTTGATACGAGAGTACAATCTCAAGCCATAGCTGCAAAAGAGGCATATAAGAAAGCATTAGATGAAGGTAATGCAGATGCTATGTACGAGGCTCAACAGAATATTTCTAGAATTGCACTAGAAGAATCAAGACTTGCTCAACTAAAAGCAGATCGAGAAGAACAAGCAAAGAAAATCGAAGCGAATGGAGCAACCCCTGCCCCAGCTCAACCAGTAAATAATACACCTCCCCCTAAACCAGATCCTAAAGCAGAGGAGTGGGCAAAGAAAAACACATGGTTCGGTCAAGATCAAACCATGACTTATGCTGCTTTTGGTCTTCATAAACAACTAATTGAAGACGAGGGGTTTGACGCAACGTCAGATGAGTATTATACTGAACTCGATAATAGGATTAGATCGGAGTTTCCACATAAATTTCAAGAAACTCCTAAAAAATCTAATAGTCCCAGAGTCGCCTCTGCTGGGACAACGGCTTCAAAGTCGTCAACACCAAAGGGACGCAGAACAGTCAAATTGACTCCATCTCAAATTGCTATTGCGAGAAGGCTGAATGTTCCTCTTGAAGAATATGCTAAATATGTGAAGGAGTAAAAAATGGCTATAGATAGAACAACACGAGAAACTAAAAGTCGTGCAAATACTACGAGGAGAAAACCTTGGCAACCTCCAGCTAAGTTGGACGCACCTCCCCCTCCAGCAGGGTTTGAACACAGATGGATCAGAACCACCATTCGTGGTGAAGACGATAAATCAAATGTTTTTTCCAGAATGAGAGAGGGTTGGGAACCAGTTAGAGCCGATGAATACGGTGAAGAAGCTGCAAAGTATCCAGTCATAGAAGAGGGTAAAAACAAAGGAATTATTGGTGTCGGTGGTTTAATGTTGGCACGAATACCCACAGAAACGGTGCAAGAGAGAACTGAATATTTTCGGGATCAGACCCGCAACCAATTGAAAGCCGTGGATGAAAACTTGATGAGGGAACAAGCCTGTTGGAAAACATGGTTCAAGTCCAGCGACTCAAGGTACGAGTCAATATTTTATTGCTAGTGATGCTTCCGCGATCTTTCAAGGTTCACCAGTCAAAGCTGAATTAACTGGTGGAACTATTCAGATCGGATCTGCTTCTGGTAACGGAGACCAATTACTTGGTGTTTTTGCTGGGTGTGAATATGTGGATGCCTCCACTGGCAAGTTAAGGTTCAATAATACCTGGCCTGGTTCTGGGTCAGCTAATACTGACTTTGACATCAAAGGGTTTGTGTATGACGATCCATCACAGAGATTTATTATCGCTGCCGATGGTGGTAACACAAGCAGAGCGACGGCTAAAGTAGATATCTTCAAGACTGCTGATATTGCAAGTGGAACAAGTGGTAGTACTACTACTGGTATTTCTTCTGCTGTGCTAGACATATCAACTGCTGAAGACACAGATACATCAAATTGTGTGATGATTTTAGGAATTCACGAAGATGTATCTAATGCTGATCATACTGCTGCTGGTGTTTCATACATAGTGAAAATCAACAATCATGCGTTAAACTCTTCGGATGTTGACGCTACTGCATCTTAAGGAGGGTCTAATATGGCTATTTCAAGAGCACAACTCGCCAAAGAGTTAGAGCCTGGCTTGAACGCTCTCTTTGGTATGGAGTATAATAGGTATGAAGGTCAACATGCAGAGATCTTTGACACAGAGGCTTCAGACAGAGCCTTTGAAGAAGAGGTCATGTTGAGTGGTTTCGGAGCAGCGCCTACTAAGCAAGAGGGTTCTGGTGTCACATTTGATGATGCAAACGAGGCTTACACTTCAAGGTATAACCATGAAACTGTCGCAATGGCGTTTTCAATAACAGAGGAAGCTGTAGAGGATAACCTTTACGACAAGCTATCTGCTCGTTATACGAGAGCACTTGCCAGATCCATGGCTCATACTAAGCAAGTGAAAGCAGCGAATGTGTTAAATAATGCGTTTACAGCTGGAGCAACTGCTGGTGGTGATGGTAAAGCTCTATTAGCAACAGATCATCCATTAACAAATGGTGGAACTTTTGCTAACGAGCCTACAACTGCAGCCGATCTTAACGAGACATCTTTAGAAGATGCTTTAATTAAGATTGCAGGCTTCGTAGATGAAAGAGGGTTAATTATCGCTCTAAGAGGTATGAAGTTAATCATTCCTAGACAATTACAATTTGTCGCAGAGAGATTATTGAACTCCAATCTAAGACCTGGAACAGCAGATAATGATGCTAACGCTATAAGGAACATGGGTATGCTTCCAAATGGCTATGTCATCAACGATTATCTGACTGATACAGATGCGTTTTTCATTAAGACTGACGCACCTAATGGTCTTAAACACTTCGAAAGGATGCCAATGGCAACTGCTATGGATCCAGATTTCGACACTGGAAATATGAGATACAAGGCAAGAGAAAGATATTCTTTTGGCTTCTCTGATCCTCGTGCAGTGTTTGGTTCACCTGGAGCGTAATAAAAAAATTACGTTTTATGAGGGCGACTGTTTGCAGTCGCCCTTTTTTTATGTATAATGAAAATAACCTTGACGAAGAATTAACTTCGACAATAGCCAAGACAAGGAGATTAACATGGCTAATACAACTTTTTCGGGTCCAGTCCGATCAGAAGGTGGTTTTACATCTATAAGTAAAAACGCTACAACTGGAGCAATTACCACACAATCTAGCATTAGTTCAGCAGGTGTATCATCTTTTGATGCTAACACAATGGCAGTAGAAGCTGGTACTGGTATAACAACTGGCACTGGAACTATTTATAGAAGCTCTGTTCAAAGAGTTGGTGGTATAATAACAACAAGAATTTTAATTGACTTAACTGGTTTAAGATCAACTGGTTCTGGCGACATTATTGGTGTTAATGGTACATCTTTAGTTTGTCACATTGGTCAAATAACTGCTGCTAGAAATGGTACAATCTTAACAGGTAGTATGGAATGTTTCGAAGCACCAGCAGGTGGTGATCCAGATATTAACGTACACTCTGCAACAGAGGGAACTGGTGTTGAAGATGGTGCTATTGCTGACTTAACTGAAACATTATTAGTTAATGCTGGTGATGCAACACTTGGAAGTAAGGTTTACTTTACTGCCGTCCCAGCCGCAGATTCTTTTTTATATCTAACAACTGGTGATGCAACAGATGCAGA